GGGACGATTGCCCCGCCGCGTTTCTTGAGTATCGGCAAGGAACCGATCATTTTCGTGAGTCCACGAAAAAGCTCTACGTTATGGAGTTAAGCGCAGTTTCTGCAACCGTAGTTGTAGCCGTTATTACATCCGGAATACTGGTACGGGGCTGGAACCTCAAACGCCGGAACCGGACGGGGGTTGTAATGTACGAACTGTCCGTACACATAATCCCGAATCTCGTTCGTCTGCGTCGCCTGCGATGCAGCGAGGTTCGCCATAATAAGCTGCTGATTCTGCTCAGCAATCTTGGCATCCTTCGCGGCCAGTTCCTGCGCAGTCAGGCGCTGATCGATGCTGCGGAAGCCGCAGTTCATCGCGTCGATGATGTCGCGAGTGCTGTTCTGCACGGTGTTTCTGGTGTCGCAAGCCTGCGAAGCCATGTCATACCGCACCTGCGCAACGGCTGCGCGGTTTTCGCAGCAGCACTCCTGCGCCTGCATCGCCATGTTGTTGAGCTGCTGCATCAAGGCTGCCTGCTGGTTGCAGCGGGAAAGCTCCGCATTACCGAACCCCGTAAGTAGGGAGTTGTTCACGGCATAGAAGCCATCGCACAGCCCGCCGTTGATGAGGTCCATCTTGCGTTCGATGTTTGCGAAGTCGGAAGCCAGAACATAGCCGTCAACTACTCCGCCGGAATTGCCGCGGTTATTGCCGAAGCCATTACCGCCCCAGCCACAGAACAGGGCGAGGAACAGGATAATGAACCACCACCCGCCATCGCCTCCGAATCCGCCCCAGCCGCCGGAGCTGCCGGAAGGGGATACGTTCATGGTCGGCTGAATGCCGCCATCAGAAAGACTCATAATCATTTCTCCTTTCGTAGATTTTGAAATTTATCTCAATCGTGCGCACGAATTGAAATCTTAATTATCCAAGAAGCTGTTGAAACTGGCTTGCCGCCTGTTGTAGCTGGTTCAACTGCTGCTGCGAGATTTTCCCAGACTGTACCAGCTTCTCAACCTCCGCCCTCGGGTCGCCCTGAAAGCTCTGCTTGAACTGCTGAAACTGCCGCACCATATTTTGAAACTGCCCCATAGCCCCGGGCATTTGCCCGCCGCCGAGTGCATTAAACAGTGGATTCATTTTCTGCCTCCTTCACCTTTCTAACGGGCTTGACGCTCAGAGACGCCACCTTTGCCGCCAGTTCGTCAAAGTCCTTGCGGGTCACGTATTCCACCGTAGGCACTGTTTGTGGCGCTGTGGGGCTCACGGGGGCTGTAGAGCGCTCTACGAGGTCATACGTTGTCATTGCTGGTTTACCGCTTGCGTCTGCTTTCTTCACATACACAACCGGCGCATTCATATCCCAGAGCGTGACGGCGTTATTCGGCGCAACGATAAATTCGTTTGCCGCCTTCTCGTTCGGGACCCAGATGATAGACTGTCCACAGCTCGGCTGCTGTGGCTGAGGTTGCGGAGTCGGATACTGCATCGACGGCGCAGGCTGATACTGTGGACGCATCATTGGTTCCTGCATCATGGGCGGTTGATTGTAAATCGGCTGCTGATACACATAAGGCTGTTGTCCGAACATTATTTATCCTCCTTTTCCCAGTAGAACAGTGGGATTTCGTTCCCACTGTTCCACGTATCGAAATACGTGCCATCTTCCGCGCAGACAACGTGCGTAGATAGTGCGAGTACATATATACCGCGTGGATGGTCTGCGCAGAAATCCTCAACGGTATAACAGTCCGGGCATGTATTCGGCACGACGTTCCTTGTAAACCCATGCTGCCGAAGGTACGCGCCCCAGACACTGTTTGCCGACGGCATGTCGCCCATTTTCAGCCCCTGTAGGCAAAGTCCGACGTATGTTTCATCCCAGCTCTTGCCCGTCGCCTTTGAGATCGCCCGGACGGTACAGTCTCCGACTTGTTTCCCTTCCGGGTTTGGATTGAAATAAGAAAAGCCCATACCGAACACTCCTTTGTGTCCAGTATGGGCTTTTTTGCGGCTTCTTGTGCCTCAGTTGTGTATCAATTTGGCTCAAAATTCAAGCCCGCAGAGAAGTCCACGGGCTTAGTTTGCATTATCGATCGTTCATGGCTAAGATTTCAGCGACCATCGCGGTCACATACGGCGGGCAGGTGCGTTCACCAATGCACCAGCCCTGCACGGTGCGAAGCGGGATATTGAAATACTGCGCGAAGCCCGTCTGCGTCAGGCCGTGCTGCTTAATCAGTTCCGGGATCGTGCAGCGTGTGCCGTCCCAGATCGCGCCGAGCAGTGCCAGCCGCTCCGCCGGGACCTCGGCGTCTTCGGCATCGCCCCAGATGCTGGACAGCGCCAGATCGGAGACATAGGCGTCGCGGTCAGCGTATGCGCCGACCTCGGCGTAGAGAGCGGCGCGGATAAATGGGGTGAGTTTCATGTGGGTTCCTCCTGTTGATTCTTCCTTTTTTCGGCATCAATGGTGAGAAGTTCGTCTGCCATAGAAAGCACATACGTCGGGCATCTGCGCTCCCCTGAGCACCATCTGCTAATGAGAGCTGAGCTGATACAAAAACGGCGCGAGAAATCAGCTTGTGTGATGCTGTGCTTTTTCAGCAATGTGCAAAATGCATCTAAATCGAGCAAAGAATCATCAACACGCGGCGATCTCTTTAGAGCGGCGCAAGCAGGGCAGTATCTCTGCCCCGTAGCAGTAAGAATGAACGATTCACCGCAGCGCTTACAGGTTGCGGCACCTCCAATGTGGCGAAGCTCTCCACGGCCCCGTTGGCTGGGTGCGCAGGATGGGCAAAATTTCTGATTTCCCCCGGTTGTTGTGTATTCAGATCCGCAGCGCTCACAAATAGCCACAGACCCGATTTTTTTAGAAGTTCCAGCGATCTTTCGATGAAAGCTGGCGGCGTCTGCCTCGCGTCTGCGAATTGACGAACAGACCAAACAATATTTCTGGCGTGTGCCTGTCACGGTGTACTCATTGCCGCACATTTCGCAAATGGCGGTGGTTCCGATTTCTCCCTTCATATCAGAAGCAGTACGCGCTGATGGGACGCCCGTCGATGCGGACGGTGCGAAGCGTGTCTTCGCTGAAATCAGGGCAGTCAGCGTCGGCGAGATCATCCAGATCGTCCAGATCGTCCAGCGTGTAGCCGAAGTACACGCAGTCGCCGTCCGACGTTTCCGTGCTGCGGCAGTAGATGGCGTCCTGTACTTCCGTGTCGCCAGCCTCGGTGGCAACGGCAGTGCAAGCGATGAGTTCGTATCGGTTGTTGATGATCTTGGTTTCCATGTTGTACCTCTTTCCGGCTTTCGCCTTGCTTTATCTTATGGCTCTATAATACGCTCATTGAGCGTAAATGTCAAGAGTTTTTCAAAAGTTTTATAAAAAATAAGCGCCGATTTTTCGGCGCTTATCTCAGTTATACAGTTTGTTGGATGTCCGCTGCATCTCCCGCACGATACCAGGCAAGCGGCGCTGCACCGTCGCCCTGCCAAGATACAGTTCCGTCGCGACGTCCACCTGTGGAAGCTTATCCACGAAGTATAGCTGTGCAATCTTTTCGTCTTCCCGGCCAAGATTCGCCTGATGAATGACTGTTTCCATGTCCCGGCGCATCAGGCCGCCAAGCTCCGGTGGTAGCTTGCATCTGGCTTGTGGAGCCATAGCCTCGCCCCCTTACTTCATCGCCTTTGCGAGCTTTTTGAGAAGATCGTCGCCGTACTTATAGGCGGCGAGATAATCAATCGTGCCGTCGGTCAATCCTGCTTTCTGCCGGATGGTCTTCTTTGCCTCCTCAACGGCTTCATCGATCTTCACGGTATCGTATTCCACCCACGGAAGCTTGCCATGCTTCTGCCAATTGCGGGCGTGGTATCCGGCTTTCGTGCCGATGTTCTGGACGGCGGTGATCTGTGCGCCGTTGTCCCAGATGGGCGTACACTCTACCGCCAGACCGTCCCCGATGTACATGCCCCAGTGGCCGGGCATCCAGAGACCTTCGCCGGGAATCAGCTTGTCCCAGCCGATGCCGGACACGGCGTAGCACTTGGCGATCATGCCGTCGGCGGAGACATCCGGCACGCTGTTCGAGGCGTATCTTGCGCCGCCGTAGTAGGCGTTTTTGTTGCCGTTCCAGCCCCAGAGAATGCCCTTCGTGAGGTTCACGCAGTCAAAGCCAAAATAGCCCTTGCCGATAAGATTGCGCAGATACGTGACTCTGCCGCCGGTGTACCAGTCCGGGTACTGGGCGGATTTCTCGTCAATGATCGTTTCGCCCACGGGGGCGCCGAAGCAGCCCCACATGTAGACGGTCTTGTAATTCTTCGCAACGTCAATGTGCCTGCGCACAAGTTCGGATGCTTTCATCATTTCTGTTCGCCCTCCTGCGGCGTGCCCGCATTGTCCAGCACATCCTGCGTCTTCTGGGACTGGGTCCCAAAATAAAACGCGATAATGACAGCGTAGATCGTCATAAAGTCCTGCGAGATTTTGCCCACGACTGCCATGTAGGCGAACACGCCGGTCAGCACCAGCGTGACCAGAGACTTGACGCTGAGCAGGTTACCCAGCCGCTTTTTGATATTATCCATTATGTACCCCTTTCATTCTACCGGTTCATTCTTTTTTGCGAATACTCTCTTGAAAGCCAGCAAGCCCAGCTCTGAGACTGCTGCGCCCCCGGCGTAGCCGAGTACATCAGACAGGTCGACCGACGTACCCAGCTCCGGGTTGTGTCCAACTGCGATAAGGACAGCGATGGTTTTCAGCGCACACGCCCAGATCAGCACCATCGTCAGGAGTCTGAGCAGATAGATGACGATGGTGCGCGCCATCTCGCCTTTGCTCCACTTGCCCTTTACTCGCATATCAGCCTCCCAGCCCCGCCAGAGCCAGCGCGTAGCCGACTAAGCCAGAAACAATCGCCGTGACCACGGCTTTGATTAAGCCCTCCCAGCGGCTGCCGGGGAGCGCCTTGAGGGTTTTCACGTCGGCTTTGATCTCGTTCACGTTCGACTCGATCGTCTCCTGCTTCGTCGCCAGCACCTCCACGGAGGTAGCCAGCTGGTGAAGCGCCTTGTTGTCCGTCTCCAGATCGTTAATCCTGTGCGTGTTGGATTTGCACCGCGCGTCCAGCGAAGCGATCTGCGCCTGAATTCCGTCGTCCATGTGTTCTCCTTTCTCGCCCTCGGGCGGCTGTTATTCTTCCACGTCCCACGCCTGCGGGTATTCTGCGAGACTATATGCTGTATCCTGGTTCGCTTTGGTGAACTTTCCGTCCTGCACTGCCCATTCACCTGCCTTGTACATGTCGTGCGCGCCCGTTGGGTGTACGAAATTCCGCGCCGTCTCGCGTGACGTGCCGTGGTAGGGTCTGTTGAAGGTGAACCATGCAGAGCCACCAGGAACAATATCCGGATATACTGCATTGTCGTAATTCTGGAAGCATTCCCATATATCTCCGCCTACAGAGAAAATGTCTCCGGCGACGTGTTTGCCCGGCGCCCATTCATCGTAGAGCGCCGAACACATAATGATTTCATCCGCCGTTGTGGGCTGCTTGCCCGCCATGAGCAGGCGCACGGCGTTTGCCGTGGAAACGGTCAGATCATACGTCACAGGCTGGACCGTGACCGGCTGCGGCGTTGGGACCGGCGTATTCGTCAGCAGCCAGCTTCCGTCCCGGATGTCCTGCCGGAGATAATCGATCGGTACGAACGTCCGCAGCTCGAAGCCGTTGTCCGCGAAGACCCAGACGGGACCGGTCAGCGTCGTCACCCCCGAAAGAGAATCGCCCGTAAACCGGACCGAGCCGGAGGTGCTGTATACCCGGACGTTCGCGTAGGTTTGATTGTTGTGTGTGATGTACATAAATAACCCCCTAAATCAATTTTCCGTGATGGTGCAGGTCGGTGTCCACACAACGTTGCCGTTTCCGTTATATGTTTTCTTTTGTTCGAACAAAATGCGTGTGTTTGTTGTGGCTACAAATTCGTAAGTACCTTCTTTTTCGTTTGATACAGTTACACCGTTCAAAATAACGTTGCCGCGGCTGTTTCGTGCCTTATATGATATGGTGATCGGAACTTTACTTCCAGAATGAAACGTCAGTGCTGCAGCATCCGTTAGTTTTTCGCCGTTAACTACGGCATACATGGAATAGGTACTGCTGTAAGAAACAGGGACGCTCAGAATTACCATGAATTTGCTGGGAAGTCCCCTTCGTAAAAACATTCCCATTGATGCACCCCCTAGAAGCAGAAGCAAAATGGCACGCCAAGCGCAGCGCCGCCCCGGATAGTTCCCTTAGTGCCGGCGGATGATACGAAGATAAAATTTGTGGTGCCGTTTATAGACGGGGAACGTGTCCACCATCTGGATTCCGCGCCGTCTAGCATTTTTATTTTGCTTCCGTTTTCTTTGTAATACTGATATTGTTTACCTTCGCCTGGCGCGGAAGAATCAACATCACCAAACACTTCCACATCGCTTGGAAAAAACAGTTTGTCTGCCGTTGTTACGATGGTGGTGCTTTTGTTGCCCGCAGATGTCAGTTTATTCACATTCTGGATGCCATTTTGCACTTCCAGCGGCAATTGAACCAAGATGGCAGGAAGATGTGTCTGCCGCATGGCGCAGCCTTCCCAACCGTTTCTGTTTGTGTTGCTGCCCTCCATTTCGTTTTTTCCGTAGCAGTCGTGCAGTTGGAAGGTAAACGGGGCTTTGCCGAAGCCATCGGAATAGTCGTCGTGATTGATACCGATAATGTCAACAAGATAATCCACACCATTGATCATCATCGCCTTCTGATCTCCAATCTTCCACGTTGAGGGGACAACCTTTTTCTGGCAGATAGCAATGATCTGTTCCCAGGTATTATCCGAAAAATTTGCCTCATATGAAGGCTTAATCCCAGTAAACCATCTTGGGCTCCTTCCGCTCATCCGAACACCACCACCTTCACGGGGACATTCACCGTCGGCGCTTTGCCGATGCACTGCGCGGTCAGGCTATTCGCGCCCGTCTTGTAGTTATGGATGAGAGCGAAGCCCTCCAAAAGCGCTGCGTCCGCGTCCGGGTCCGTGCCCGAGAGAGCAACGTCCCACTGCGGGTCTACATCGTAAGCGGCTTTCAACCCCGTGATCGTGATCGTCTGTGCCTGGTAGCCGTGCGAGTCCTCAGACCAGCCCGAAGCAAGCAGCGTGCCGGTGTACTGTTTTATGTTCATAGGCTCATACACTCCTGTAATCAGCTCGCCCGCCGCGTTGTGTGCCGTCTTCCCCTTGAGAAGTGTCTCCGGCGTTACGGTGTCGGCGGTCAGATCAATCTTGACTTCGCCGTTAAGGGCGACTTTGTTTACTGCCATCTCAGCCTCCGATCTGGAGCGTCTGCCCTCCTGCGGCGTTGTCGGTGTAGGTGACGGGAATCGCCGCGACAGTCACCTGCGACAGATAGTCATACGTCTCATCCGGCGTCACGACCTGCTCGGCAAAGCTCGGCGTGACGTTCTTGTTCGCCTGAGCCTTGACCGCCTCGCCGCCGTAGCTGCCCACCACGCCGAGAATGGTAATGCCGGACTTGATATTGCCGGGAATGATTTTTGCTTTTTCTGTCGCCTTGATGCGCGCTTTGCCGGAGCCGTCGTGGAAGCCCATCGGAATGGCAGGTTCTTCGTCCTTGTCGGCAATGTCCAGCGTCTGGCCGCCGTTATCCGGCATGGTGCCGGTCAGCTTCGAGCCTCGCGCGTAAAATGTCTTATCCTTGAGCACCTCCGCCACGGCGGCGGTCGCGTCCTGCGAGTTTACGTCAAACTCGTTCGAGCCAACGATCGGCGCGCCGGACTTGTCGTGCGCGGTGACGCCCTTTTTGAGATCGCTCGGGACGATGGTGTCCGCCGACAGGTCGAGCTTTACCTCCGTCCCCACAACGATTTTGTTTACGTACTTGTTTGCCATATGCTCACTCCTAACTATTCATATATTCGTCGCCCATTATAAGCGTCAGCCCACCGGCGGCGTTGGATACTTCATACTGCGGGATTTTTGCAACGTTCACGTCGCGGGACAAAAGCCGGTTTCTGGTCGGCAGCACCACCGGCTCGTAAGTCTTCGGCGTTACGTCGTATACGCCCTCATACGGCTTGCTATCTCCCGTGTAAACCACCTTCGCCGGGGCGATCTTCATCTTGATCTCCGGCTGGGAAAGCGTCATTTTAATCATATCCCGTCTCCTTCAAAAAACGCTTTGCGTCCGTCTGCACGATTTCAGCCGCCATCGGGTTTCCGTCGCCATCCGTTAAGGCAAGCTGTAGCCTTACGGTGCTTGCTTGCAGCCGCATCGCATCTGCATACGGGATTTTTACAAGCAGGTGCGTTTCGTCGACTACTGTAGGTTCGTACTGGAAGAAGGAACACCCCTGTCTCACATAGAACTCAAGCTTCGTCGCTTTCGTCAGGTCGGTTCCATCTACTTCCACCGATAAAGCGTTCGCGATTTTCTGAAACACTGAATCACCCCCTATGTTTTCGGGATTCCGACGACGTAATCCACCACGTAAGAGCCGGAAATCTTCGAGATCTTCACGCGGTCGCCCGCCTTGAACGAAATCGACGTGTTGCATTTGTAATGCTTTTCGCTTGCCGTCGTGCTGCCGTCAAAAATCAGGCTCAAACCGTCGGAATACACCGCGCCGACCGTCGCAAGGTCAAATGTCGGCGCTGTTACTTTCTTTTCTTTCTGCGTCGATAAGCCCGGAATCATGCAATCACCGTCCTTTTCGCTGTGTGTTTCATCAACTCTCCCGCTCCAAGCGTGATGCTCCAAGCGGTTTCCTCATAGATTCCGCCGATATCCGGATGGTCAATGGAGATCGCGTCCCCGATGCCGTGATTTCCCTCAGAAAATGTCTCGAAACTGATTGTTTTTACCGTCTGCTGTGACTCGCTCATCAGCCGGTTCGCGATGGTCTGCAATTCGTCCTGAGATGCAACATTGTCGACCTTCGTCACCTGAACGATTCGCATATTCCGCTTGAATGTTGAGGTCGCGGACGACGGCGATTCGTTTACCGCCGTCGCCACAAGCGCATCTTCCAAGTCCGGATTCGAGCAGACGCACACAAAAACATTCGGCGTAGAAAAGATGTCCGTTTCCTCCGAAGCGTCTGCCGAAATCGGTCTCAAAATCTCCGTCCCGCCGTATCGGTGCTTGATGTTTGCCGCAAGCGCCTGTGTATACGGCTCGATATGGGCGATACCCTGCACGTCGAACCAAACTGGCTTGTAGTTGATCTCCGCCAGAAGGTCATTGCAGATCGTCAGATAATCTGTTCCGATCTCCCAGTCCTCGCGGTCTGTGGCAAGCGTTGCCGCAGAAGCTGTCGTGATAGCCAGTGCCACGCCGCACGCCGTCAAAATCTGCTGCACGACCGTCAAGTAAGATGTGCCCTTTGCATAATGCACCCTCGTCTGCGTTTTGTTGCTTTTGAGCAGCCAGCACCGGTCATACGCCTCTACCTTGACCGTCTTTCCGTATTTTGTGACCGCTGTGGTCACCGTCGCGGCGCGGAACACCCCGAGGGGATATTCCGTGCCGTCCACGGTCAAAATCGGCTGAATTTCGTCTGACAGCAGGTCGACAATGGGATTCACATAGAATTCGCCGGAAAAGCTCGACTTGATCTCGCCGGACGCATCGAAATAAACCGTCGGGTCATTTCCCGCCGCCCACGAAAGCGCCGATACCTCGCCGCCCTTTCGTAAAACCGCCACGCGGTAGGATACGTCACGAATCAATGTCGATCACCTCCGCGTAGTCGATCTGCTGAATTGAGAAGTTGACGACGGATTTGTCTGGGTTCACTCTCGACGTGTCGCTTGTCTCGTTCAAGTATCCGATGACCATCTCGCCGGACTGCGTTTTCAGGCACACCAATTCGCCAATCAGCACGTCAAACCCCGCTTTGTCTTCGTCCGGAAGGAAAACCGCCGTGCCGCCGACCTTCTTTGTCACAAACTCGCTTCTTTCCGCGTGCGGGTACGTGCTGCCATACATGAAAATATACTGAATGTCGCGGTTGATCGCGTTCTGCACCGGCTGATTCTTGAGTCCGCAATGCTTGAGCGTCACTTTATTCCCGGACGCGATGCCGTAGAGCGTCACATACTGTCCGGTCGTGATTGTCGCTGCGACCGCGCTAGATAAACCGTAGTTGCTCGAATCCGCGTAGCAGCCGCGCACCTGATAGGTGACGTTCCCGGAAGACAGCTCGTCGGTGTACTGCGTCTGCGTGAGCTTTGCAATCGGCTTGCCATTCCGGTACACAAGATAAAAGTCATAGCTTCCGGATGTCTGCCAGCTTAAGTCCGCCACGCTGGATGCCTGCACGGTGAGCGTGATACTCGCGCCCGGCGTGTTCGTCACAGGCAGCGCTGCCGTTCCCCAATTGGACCACATGCCATACTGGTTCTGCACACGCACGCGCACCGTGTGGCTGCCGTCCGCGAGATATGCTGGGCTTGTCCACGTTTTGTCCGTGCCGTAGTGCGTGCCGCCGGAAAGCTTTCCGTCCAGCTCCACCTGATACGCCTCCTGCTCGGAGGTCTGCCAGCTGATGGACGGGCGCGGACCCGTGCTCTTGATCTGGATGCTCGGAGCCGTCGGCGCGGCAATCACGACGATTTGCGCCGCTTCGCTCCATGCGCCCGCAATGCCGTCGGCGTTGTAGGTGCGCACGCGCCAGTATTTGATGCTGGAAGTTAACGTCCCGGCAGGACACGTCCACTGCCGCGCAGCGCCGGTCACGGTTGCAAGCGTCGTCCATGTACTACCATCGGTGCTCTTTTGCAGGTCTGCCTTGCTCTGCGCTGTTCCGGTTGAGATCGAGTGCTGCCACTGGAACAGTACGTCCTTTGAGCCGTCGATCACCGTATCAACCGGGCTCAGAGGCGCGGCGGTCGGCGTTGCGTCTGCGGTCGAGAGCGTCACCCAGTCGGATGTTGTGACCACACCGCTGTTTGCCGTGACCGCGACCTGCCACTGAATGCTCGTCGTGCCAGCGAAGGTGTTGGCCGGAACTGTAACGCTCTGCGTGTTGCCGGAAACGCTGATCGTGTGGATCGTGCCGCTCGTCCCGGAGCGCCAGCGGAAGACTGCAGAGGTTTGCTTAAGATCAGCAAGGCACACTCCCGGGTCTTTTAGCCCCCACGAAAATACATTTTCTGTTGTTTTAACTACAGAGCCAGAATCGGGAGAAACGGATTGGATTTCGAGTGGGCAAATGTAAGAGTCGTCGAGCGATACAGAGGCATACGGTGCGTTGCTGCCGCTTGTTGCAAATTCCACCCATGCTGGAGAGCTTCCAGTCTGAATTCGCCAGGCGATTCCTTTTTTCATTCGCTCAACTGAAAATGCGAGCGAACTTCGCCTCCAAAACGGGATGTTTTTAATGTTGTACTCGACGAACGTGCTGAGCACGATTATTTCTGGCCGAGTAGCATATGTAACGTTGGTAACGTCGAATTCTCCGAAGACAGCGCATGGATACAACTTGTAGTAAGAATCATAATCAGCATCACTTGCCCCACTCGCGTCTTGAATGTACGTATACAGATACGAAGAATTAGAAATAACTCGTTTGTATTCGCTCCCGTCCGTCGGTGTTTTGAATTTTAAGAGCAAATAGTCGTAATCCTTTTGCAGCCTCACGGGGGAAGAGGTATGGTCATTAGCGCCCTGCGCGTAGTAGTTCAGAAACGCAAACCCTTCAATCGGGACTTTTATTGTTGTAGCCACCTCACGTCACCCCCATTCTGGCTACTCGTCTCTGGTTTTTCATGCGGCGGATGAAATCGTCGATTTCGCGGATTTCGTTCGCCTGCACGATAAAGTTGTAGGTATCGCCGCCGGAGAGGCTGCGCCCTTCCTGATTGGTGCCGATGAAGTTTTCGCTTCTCATGCAGATACCCCCATCCGCGAAGTCAAACGCTCATTTTCTGTAATCCGGATGATGTCGTTGAATTGCTTCACCCGGTCAGCGTTGATGTTGTAATAATTATTCGTCGTGCCTGCTCCGGCGAGTGCCGGAATATGCCCGAAGGAAGACATTCCAAAGGTCATCGTGCCGAAATCGAGTTGGCTTTGAATCCCTCGCTTGACATTTGAGAATTCTTTGTCAAAGCCCTGCCCGAGTCCTTCCGCCATATACCCGCCAATACCGGCGAAGACCTTAGACGGGGACGCGATGCCGAGTAAGCTTTTCACACCGTCTACAAGCCCCGTGAAGACGTTTTCAACCGTCTGCTTGAAACTGTTCCACATATTCACGAAGCCGTTTTTGATGCCATCGACAATGTTCTTGCCGATGCTTCCCCAGTCAAACGAAAGGAATGTGTCCACGACAGACCGAATCAACCGTGGAATGACCATAACGATATCCGGAATCGCTTCAATAAGTCCGGTAGCCAGGGCTACAATGATTTTGGGGCCTGCCATGATGATCTCCGGCAGATTGTCGATAATGCCCTGCACGATACCGAGAATCAGGTTCGGGATTGCCGCGATCAGCTCCGGCAGAGCCTTGATAAGCCCGTCTGCAAGCGCCATCGTGATTTCCACGCCTGCTTCAAGAATTTTCGGCATATTTACAATGATTGCCGTGACAAGGTTCGCGATAATGTCCGGAACTGCTGCAATCAGTTTCGGAGCCGCATCTACAAGCCCATCAACAAGAGCCAGAATGATAGCAAGCGCTGCGTCAATCAGGTTCCCGAGGTTTTCCGGGCTGGTCAAAACCTCTACGATTTTAATAATTGCATCCGTTGCGGCGGGAATCAGCTGCGGGAGCGCGTCTGCAATACCCTGTGCAAGCGATACGATTACATCAATACCCGTCTGTGTGATCTGCGGCAAAAGCTCAATGAGAGCCGGAACGAGCGTGTTGATGACAGTCGGCGCGACGTCTGCCAAAACCGACAGCACAGACGGCAAAGCCGCCATAAGACCGGTTACAAGGTTTGTAGCGCCCTCTACAAGAGACGGCAGTACCGTTCCCAGAATCGCCGGTAACTGTTCGCTTACCGTTCCGATAAGGGACGTTGTCGCTTCGACGATACGCGGCAAAAGCTCCTGAATCCGAGGAATCAGATTGTTCCCCGCGATGACCACAGAATCCGTAAAGTTCCCGACCAAAACGCCTAAATCTTGGTCAGGGTCTGCCATGCCGGTCACAAGATTCTGCCAAGAGGCTTTCATTTGCCCAAAAGAGCCTTGAATCGTTCCGCCTGCTTCTTTTGCGGTCGTGCCCGTGATGCCCATTTCCGTCTGCACAATGTGAATTGCCTGTACAATATCCGCGTATCCCGCTGTAAGGTGTCCCTTTGCGTCGATTGAAAAAACAGCGTCAAAAGTTTTGTCAATTTCTTTTGCGTCGCTAAGAAGCCTGTACATTTCGTTTGATGTGCCGCCATAACCGAGCTTAAGGTTGTCCAACATGGAATAGTTCTGTTTTGCGAAGCCCTGATACGCGGTTTGGATGGATTCCATGCTGGTACCCATCTTGTTTGCGTTATCTGCCATGTCGGTAATTGCCAGATCTGCTCTTTTAGCCGCTGCCTCTGTGTCTCCATCCATACTAGCCACAAGAGACGCTGCAAAGCTCGTGACGGTTTCCATGTACTCGTTTGCGGAAAGCCCAGCGGTCTTATAAGCATTTTCTGCTTTGTACATGATAATATTTTGAGCTCTTGAAAGGGATGCCCATTTCATACGGACATTGTCAACCGATTCGCCGGTTTGTGCAGCATACTCTTCCGCAGATTTTGCAGATGTCCCAAAAAGCGTTTCCACGCCGCCGACAAGCTGTTCATAGTCAGCATACGCTTCGACCGCCTTTGTGCCGAGTGTCCCGAGCGCAGTAGCACCAGCCGCAACACCAGCGACAGCCACTTTACCAGCCGTAGCAAGCCCTGATTTCAGCTTTTCGCCAAATGCGGATGTTTTCGTCCCTGTTTCTGCAATGCTCTTATCAACCTCGGAAACATCCGCGCCAATTTTTACAAAAAGTTCAAATAGATTCATCTTTCACCACCAGTCCGCACCGCTTAACAACCTCGGCGGTGATTTCTTCGCAGGTTCGGTTGTCCTGCGGCTTCGGGTCTATCAGGTCGGAATATTTCGCCTGAACAAAGCTGCCGCCCGCGAATTTCGCTGTGTTTTCCGTCATTGTGCGCAAACACTCCGCCGTATAAATGCGGAAGGCTGATTCTTCCTGCTGCCGCTTTACCAAAATCGGCAAAAGGCGAATCAGCCCTCCCACGCTTATCTTTGGAGCCGCCAGAAGCGCAAGCGTTACGCTTTCGCCTCCGACGCGCACGATTTGAAAAAATCCAGCATATCCTTGTCCTTGACAATCTCCTGAATCTGCCGCATGGTTTTTAGGACGCTCTGCTTTTTGACCGCCTCGACGGTCGTTTCGTTGACCGCAGCCAGAATACCGAGTGTGTCCTCTCTGTGCTTTTTCAGGATCAGGGGAATCCACTGCCCGATCTTCTTCGCACCGATCGCGTATTTTTCACCGGCTGTCTGAGGCTTCTCTGCGTCAATCTGTGCTTTCAGACTCTCCCGCAGCTCATCGTCCGTCAGGATGTTGAGCGCGTACACGCTGACCTCGCAAAGAACGTCAGCCGCCTTATCCGTGCTAAGTTCCGAAAATTTCATACTTTCTTCTCCTTACGTTTCAGCCGTACCGGCTTTGATATAAACCTCATACGGCACAACGTCCTGCTTCGACATCGAATAGTGCGCCGTGTACTCAAACGCCATCTGCCCCTTGTTCTTGTCCGCCGTTTTCAGCTGGAATCCTCCGGTCGATAGCGCGTTCATAAGACGAATAGCAATGAAACCGCCATTCGTTGCACCGTTCTTGTCGGAATAATCGCCCACAAGCCAGATGTCCGCAAAGTCAGCCGCCGAAAGATCGCGCCGAGGAACAACCTTCGTCGTATCTGTGCCGTCGATGTCAGCCGCCGCCATAAGAGATTTCGCGGAGGCGGTCGTAGCCGTTACATATGTACCGGAAAGTTTCACTTCGACATCGTCCATCCGCTTCATTTCCATTGTGTTCTTGGGGCAATTGTCCACATCCGAGCCGTAGTCGGAATACGTCGGTGTCGCGGAAAATGTAACGCCTCCGGTAGTTGCACCGATCTGGTTCTCCGGTTCAAACGTTCCGGTTGCAGGCGTAAATTCGCTCAAAACAACGCCAGCGTTGATTTGCAGCTGCTTAAACGTATCCGCCGGAATTTTTGTAAATTTCGCCATGAAATCAGTCCTTTCAGTTCGCGGTAATGTATTCGACCGTTACGTTCAAATACCGCCGCTTGATGTATTTGTCGGAATCATCCGCGATGTTCTGGCACCACGGCGTTCCGCGCTTAATCCAAATTGCACCGCCGTCGCACGGAACGAACACGCCGCCAAAACCGATCGCGTCCGAAATTTCCTGCGCTTTGGCATTCGGTTCTGCTTCCTTTTCCGTGTAGTACCACAGGTTCACCGTAAGCCCGATCTCTCCACTATCCCATGCGCCCGTAATAAGCTCATACGTGAGCCACGGGAAAACAGCATCGTCCGGCACGCTGGACGTCGAATAGGCTGTCAGGAACTGCGAAAACCATTCTTGTAGAGCCTGTCCTTTTGTCATGCCGGTAACGCCTTCTTTTCTGCCGTGAAATACTTGAGATCGAAGCTGGCCGAGCGTGGGGACTGCTTTGCCGTCGGTTCCGATGTTACACGGTACGTCTCGCCGGTCGTTTTATCCCGGAAGAAGTCGTTATACTCAATCGGAACGCTTTGCTGAACCAGAACCGAGTAAACGCTTGTAACGCCCTCTTTTTCGGCTCTCCTTGCCTCCATCGACGTATCAAGCGCCTGATAGTTGTAAAACTCCGCGCCTTCCGCCCACGTCGTGATATAGCCGCTCTCGCCGTCCGGCACGCGGCTTTTGTCCAAGAGGACACACGGTCTTGCAAAATCGTCAAGTAAGCTCATATCTTCCTCCATTGGTTCAGGCGCGACTTAAAAACAGACTGCCATGTTACCATTCCAGCGCCGGTTGCAGACCCGCTAGTCGTTTTCGAATAGCTGTACCCGCCGAAACTCTCCGACGTGTACGGGCTCGCGGCGATGTCTCCGTTCTTTTCCTGCCACGCCTTGATTTCCTCTCCCAAGCAGAGAAGTGCAGGAGGAACAGACATCGGCCATATAGAGCCGTCAAATGTCTCGTCTGCCATCGCGTAATCCGGGTATTGGTGAACTCCGTCGTTGAAAACAGAGCCCACCACACGGAAAAACTGTCCGTTTTGCAAAAACGGCAGTGTGATGCTGCCGTTTTCGACCGTGTACGTACCACTGATTCTGTCAGTTTCGAACCAGTTTCGAAGCACGCCACATAATTCAGTCAGCATCACACCGCCACCTCCATTACTTCGCCGTTACCGTCTCGTTGCCGGACTTCTGCGCCTTGTAAGTCGCGTCAGCCTCAACGACTGTGATCTTCTTGCCCGTCGTCGCAGTGATATCGGACTTGCCGTCCCACGTCGACCACGTTCTGACATTCTGACCGTAGGTAACCGTCTCAGCCGACTCACCTACCTTGTACTTGTAGACGTTCCCAGACACTTCCTTTGCCGGGGTAACCGTGATCTTCGTGTCGCCGGTTGCGGTTCCGGCTGCCGAAGTAACGGTCAGTGTGCCGAGCGACGGGGTCTCGTCAATGTCAGCAACGGCAATGCCGTCCTGATACTCCGCGAACAGGGTCATGCCCATGATCGCAAAGGACTCGGAGACCGCCGTGGAGTAGTTGCCCTGCACGTGGAAACCAACCAGGTTTGTTTCGCCATCAGTTCTGTAGTCAAGACCGGCACGGGCGAAATCGCTGTCAGCCGGGTCGATGTAGTATAGGACGATGTTCTCGACCGGAGTCGCAATAACACGACCACGCTTGATTTCTTCGTCAGACAGCAGGAACACGGTGCTGTAGCCCATGAAGTTCTTGATGTACTGGAAGCCGAACTCAGTCTGGATGGTGATATCAGCGCCGCCGAGGTAGTCATACAAGTCCATGACGTTCACAAAACCGACAACGTTTGTCGCGGTTCTGTGCATCTGCTTGAACTTGTTGATAACAGCGCCTTTCGCCATCGCAAGCGCACGCTGCCAGTTGGTTTCGCTGACGCTCAGAAGGCCGGTATTCAGGTAGTCGTAGAACCGGTTCGTGACGTTGGTCTGAAGCTCATACAGGAAAGCTTCGTCTGTCATCGCGACTGCGACATCATAGCCGTATTCCTTGATTGCCTCGATGGAGACCGCCTTTGCGTACTTTTCGACGTTGATGTTCGCATAGTCCTTCTCGATGACCGTCGCTTTGGAGTAGGGGATCTCTTCGCCCTCGCCGACGCTCTGCGCAAGCGTGACGCTCGCAGTCTTGGATTTCAGAACGGTACCCGGCTGCTTTTTGATGGGGCGCATAATGCCGAGAATGTCGCGCAGGTGCTGCCAGTTCCGCGCAAAGCGGGTTACAAAATCGATTTCGCGAGCGGTTACCTGAACGTCGCTCGTCATGGTCAGGTTGTTTTTTGCTGCCATATTATTCTTCCTTTCCGAACAAATTGAGATTTGCGGCGATTGCTGCCTGCCGTTCAGAAGCATCCTTGATCTTAAAGATGTCGTCCCGGCTCATAGCGCCGCCGTTGTTTGCGGGCGGGTCTTTGGTGTCCGCGCCCTTCTGTTTCGTGGTAACAACGAAATCTGCCCACTCTTCCTTGATGGACTTCTTCAAATCATCGGCGTTCTTGATTTTGCCGTCTTCCAATTCAACCGAAGAAAGATCGGTGACCTTCAAAACCGAATCAATGCGCTTTTCGCTGATACCCGCAGACTTCAAAAGTTCCCGATACGCGGATTCCTTCGCGCTCTTGGTTTCCTTCTGCATCTGCTCTCTTTTGTAGTCGTCAAATTCCTTTTTGACCTTGTCGTGCTTATCCTTCCAGCCATCGTCGCCTTTGGCTTTCAGGTTTTCCAACTCCGCCTGTACTCCGGGGAGCTTTTCAGCGTCTGCCTTATACCGCGCGAGATCGCTTTTCAGCCCGTCTACGGTATCGGTGTGCGCCTCAATGATCGTGTCCATCTGCTCTTCCGTCAGCCCCATTCCCTTTAGGAGCTTCCTTGTTAATGCCATGTTCTATCTCCCTTTCCCTTGTCGGCGGTTCTTTGCCGCGACAGAACAAAAAATGTGGCAACAGTCGTTTCTTCACTGTTACCACATTTATACCGCATATTTTAGGCTCTCTTACGCAAACTTTCAGCCATTTTTCAATTCATCCTCTACGATCTGCCGGTATTCGGATGCATGGTCCGCCGCTGCGGGCTTCAAATACGGCTGTGCTTTATTGCCCGCCGTCCAGTGCCATTTCCCCTTTGCGTCCTGATACGCCCACGGCGTAGGTCTTCCGCCCGGATAATACTTACCGGTTCCGAGTTCGACGTATGCGGCATATTCCGTGTCACTTCCGATGTATGCAGCCGGTTCCCCTTCATCTACGCGGTGAGTGATACTGTTCCTCAGATTTCCGGTGTCCACTGGGCAAAGCCGCTTCGCGTACTTTTCAGCCGTCATGCCGATCTTTTCGAGAGCGCGAATCAGCGCGTCGTGCATAGCGGACTTCACTTCTTCCGAATTGTCGATAAATTCAACGTTCACTCGCTATCCTCCCATAATGCAAGAAAGAGGGCTATCCGAAGACAGCCCTCAAAAGAATGTTGGTTCTCTGGCGGGTGTGCCTGTCCCCGCATCTCTTGCTAACCTTCCTTGTAAGCTTGATAGACTTCCGAGAAAGGTGTGTAGCGACACTAAATCTCTACCTCAGAGAACCATTCTATTCTACTTCAAGTATAGCCCTGTTATTCTGTTTTGTAAAGTATTTTTTTGTTTCTCAAATACTTTTTGAATTTTTTCTCGCTGATCTTCAAAAATGTAATAACAGAATTCTTTTTGTGTTCTTCATCTCCTATTACCGCAAGTTTCAAGATCAACCGGAAGTGCTCATTGGGTTCTAGGAACTCATGTAATATGACTGCCGTATTTGGGACTGGATCGTCGAGAATATATTGCGGTTTTTCCAGCATCTCGCCTATGTAGTGTGCATAACGCTCATAGTCATTTGGATGATGATCCATAATGTGCTTTATTCGCTCATCCGATATAATCACTTCATCGGTTCGTATGGCGGAAGACACCACGCTATATGTATCTCTATCGATTCGACCAATCGTTTGCACACCTTCGCCGCCCTTGCCAAGTTTTCTTTTTATTGTAGCAGAATCTACGGCGTTTGCAACTTTATTTATTTTTTGCTTCCACCCTGCCCACTCGGCATAAGTCATATTTTCAATCAGCTCATTTTGCCCTGTCTCAGGATTTCTGGCGCGGCGCTGTCCTCTGGATGTGTCAATTCCCTCTATCGCAGATACCAGCGTGCAGCGGCAGTTGTATATTTCTTCCGGTCTTCCTTGCGGGTCTCCTGGGAAACGGCAACCATTAGAAAACTTCTTATCGTTATCCACGATTTCACCATCGAGCATCGCGTGAGAATGGCGCGTCCTGCCATCAAACGTTGCCATCCACTCTTTGCGGCATTTAATCCCCATCTTTTCAGCTGTAAAGTAAGAATCCATCCGTCCGGCGTTCTGCGCACCCGTGACTGCCGTTCGAGCTGTTCGGATAGCGGAATCGCGGTTCATGGTGACAATTCTGGATTGTAGATCGTCTGCCATGTGCTTAATGCTCTTGCCCTGCAAAATGGAGCTTGTGACGCTGGCTGTGATCTGCTTTTTGCCCCATGCAAGATCAATTCCACGTTTTAACGCTCTTTTCGGCGGGTAATACGGCATAAGCTCCGGCTGTTCCACGATCAAGCGCTTTACAGTCTGTTCGTCCCATAAATCAAATCCGACATCGCCGGTCACCTGCTCAATGGTGTACGCCGCGAAATTCCGATTCAAACTGTAAATGCCCGGCGTTGCATCGTTGACATACGCAACAGCAGCAGCGTTTGCATTTGTCATGCGCTCTGCGACCTTATCCCGTAGCGCCTCAAAGCGCTTTCCACGCCCGATCTGTGCAAGCCGCCATTGCTTGTATTGTTCCTCTGTGATATCGCCAGCGTCCATCCGTGCCTTTTCGGCTTCGTCACGGTCTGCGAACTTTGTGAAATACTCTTTGATGATGTCCGTCAGACCGTCATACGCTTCTTTGTAAGAATCATATATCCGCTTTTCGAGCGCCTTTAACTCTTTTTCGGTGAGGTCGTATCCCTTATCAGGTCTCATCGTTCACCATCTCCGGCGGGTCGAAGCTGCGCTCAATATCCTCTGCCGCTTTTCTTTTCAGAATTCCGGCGACTTCTTCCTGCGTCAGCCACGGGAGCTTGTTCAAAATTGTCTCATCATCGAGGTAGTTTGCCGCAAGAAGCACCATCTGCGTTTGTTCCAGCTGATTTGTTACCTTAGAGCGAGTAAAAGATGGCTCATCCTCAATCCCAACGATTTTGAAAAGCGCCTGTAAGAAATCAATTACGCAGTATTCGAATTGATCGACCTTGTTATCCATCGACTGATATGCCGCATTGATCTCCGTTGCTGTTTTCTGGCCTCCTTGCAGTTTTGTAACGTCCAACATCTGAAAATCTCGGTACAGATCGTCGCTGATTCTGGAAAGAAGCGCTTCCCGAGCTTCAACCGGGATTGTGAGCGTATGAGCCTCCGCCTTCGCGCCGTCATCGTCCACAAGACCTACGCCAATTCGCCGCATGGACTCTTTGAACCGTGCCATATCGATCTCGTCCATGCCGCCAGCATTGGAGATCGTCCAGTAAATAACGGAGGCATCATCAACCGTATTTGCAAAGCCGGATTTGATCAAATCGTAGCAGTCAATCGCCTCGCGCTGTCCGACCAGTTCAGACTGCTTTGCGCGGTTCCCGTACATAGGAATAATAGGGAAGCCCGGATAATTCTGATACGCCAGAAGTTCAGTCCCGTCAATCTCAGAAGTCGCTTCCACAGCCACATAGCCGCGCTTCGGCTCCAAAATCATCATTTCTTCCCCGCTCCGTCGGATGTACTGTGTAAATCCGTCAGGTTCGAAGAGAGTAGCACGCAGCGGCTTGCTTGTGCATACTTGCCAGAAACGAATGCCCGACCGAAGCGCTCCGTTTTCCTCATCCAGAAGTGGAACAAATTCTGTCACATCAAACACTTCAAGGTGGTCGAGATTCCAGAAACCATAGGAAACGCCGCCGACAAGCGCGTCGTGTGCTGCGTCTTGGAGCCGTGTGTCAAACCCAGCGCCCAACTTCGCTTTGTTTTCCTCTTTTTTCAGTGTCACGCCGTTTCCAAGCAAATACTGCGTTTCCTGCGTGATGAAATTTGCAAAGAAATTGCTCCGAAGCTTATAGTTCGGACTGTAGTTGTCCGGAATGACTTTCCCGTTGAGTGTATAAAGCAGCTTTTGAAAATTAGCAATCGTCACATTCCGGTGCGCGTCATACTCCTTCGCAATAACCGCCCGTTTGTATAAATCCGAGTCTTTGTGATTATTTATCGCGGACAGAACAAATTCCATCCGTTCCCGGTCAGACTTTTCCGCAACCTCTAAAAAATCCTGATATGTTTTCATCTTTTACCTCACCGCGCCAGTTCAGGCACGAACGAATGCTCTTTGAACGCCTTTTTCAGTACCGTCATAGCCATATACCGAATATCGTCCATCGCGTGGTCGTTGTCCTTTATAACTTGATCTTCTCTTGCTTTGTCGTCCCACCGGTACAGCCCAAATTCACGTATGGAGTTCTCGCAGCTTTCGTGTATTTTTATTTTCCCATTTTTGAGAAAAGCAGACACGGTTCGGATTCCGTTCATTACATCGTTATCCGCGTGCCTAACTTTGAACCGCCCGCGTCTCCGCAAGGCTTCGATAAACGACGCTGCCGAAGGGTCTACGACGACCGCCGATATTGTTCTGTCTCCCGCCAACTGTTCCACCATGTCGCAGTACTCTTCGTCGGTCTTCTGGTGGTGTTCGGCTCGACCGGAATAATATACTTCCGCCACTCGAACCGCGCATTTTTTCGTGACCCTCCAAAGCCCAGCGGAAAACGGGTTTCTCGTTCCGTAGTCGATGGAAATGTAAAAGTCCCCGTCATCCGGGCCATCATGCACGATGCAGTTTTCTCCAAACATCGGATACACAAGCCCTTCTGCGATTACCCAACGCCCGAGAATGTATCTGTCGTAGAATACGCCGGAATACATTCCTTTCGTCCGCTCGATCATCTGCGGAGTAAGAATTGGATTGTCTTCCAGCAGGAAGTGGATGTGCTGCGTGTTCTCGCGCGGACGCTCAATCCACTCTTTGTAGAACCAATGGCTCGGGCTTTCCGGATTGCAGTTGAAGAAGTATTTCGGATGTTCAAACGAAATCGCACGGGAAAGCGCCTGCTCCACAAACGAACGCGGCATAAGTGCCACTTCGTCGAACAGCACACCCGCAAGTGTAATGCCCTGAATGAGCATATACGAGCTTTCGTCCTTGCCGCCGAACAGATAAAACCAGTTTGTCTTGTTTCCGCTTCGTACCGTGAGAATCCTCGTCGAAACTTTATAACTCATCGACAAAGCCGCGCCTAACCCATCGACCTCCATCAATGGCTTTAATATGTTTCTTTCCGCCGCCTGAACCGTCTTCCCGCAAATGGCGAAATTCGTATGATCGTAGTTATTCATCGCCCATAAGACGAACGTCAACGCCATAATTGTTGTTTTTCCGGAACGGACAGAGCCATCACAGATCAGCGCCATATCCTCCGACTGTGCAAACTCCATGATCTGCCGTTGCTTTTTCGATAATGGATTAATCTGCATTTCCGTTGCCCTTGAGCGCCAGAATCAAAGCCGCCAAAGCTGCCGGGTCTCCGCTCTTTTCGCTTGCTCCGTCTGTCTGGTCTAGGTACTGTTTTCCTAGCCAGATTGCCATATTTGCATTCTTTTCCGCAAGCTTCCATTGGCTTCTTCGTAAGGAAATTTTCCCTGCTCCGCGCTTTTGCCTGAAAACTTCGGAGAAAAGTGCGCCATATGTCCGTTTACACCATGAATCCAGCGTTTTGTCCGTGATTCCGAACCACCCGCAGATTTCCTCGAGTGTGCATTGGAGTGCGCACAGGTTCTCGAACTGCTTCATGTCTATTTCTTTTCTCGGTCTCCCCATAACCGCCCTCCTTTCTCCTCTGGCGTTTGATAAACTTCTCCATGTCCCGCTTCAAATACGGGCTGGTTGTTTTGTCAATAATTCCCTGTGCCTCTTCAACCGTCACTCAGAAGCACCGCCTTATCCCCTGTGAACTTCTCCCAACGATCAATGATTACATCGGCATACTTTGGGTCAAACTCCATGCAATATGCATGCCTCCCGTTCTGCTCCGCTGCCATGATCGTTGTGCCAGAGCCAGCGAACAGATCAAGAACATTCTCTCCCGGCTTGCTGGAACATTGCATCTGGTAGTCGAACAGTTTAATCGGCTTCATGGTCGGGTGCTCCGCAGACTTTACCGGCTTATCAAAATTAAGCACCGTTGTCTGCTTTCGGTTTTTGAAGAAGTAATGCTTCTTGCCTTCCGTCCATCCGTAAAGGCACGGTTCATGCCCTTCCTCTTCGATTTCGCTCTCGCCATAGAGGCAAGGTTCATGCTTCCACTGGAAATCCTGTCTCCCCATCACAAGGGAGTTCTTCACCCAGATCAGGCACTGTCTGACGCGCAGCATCGCGTCTTTACACGCACCGCGAAAGTTATACCCTTCACTGTCTGCGTGCCAGATGTAGAACGGGGCACCTGGTTTCATGACCATTGCTGCATTGGAGAAGGCATCCGTCAAAAATCGCCTGAATGCTGTATCTTCCATGTTGTCGTTTTTGATTTTACCGGCGGCGCCCTGATAGTCCACATTGTACGGCGGGTCCGTGAGAAGCAAGTCCATCTGTGCCCCCCCTACGAGCTTCTGTACGTCTGTCAAAGACGTGCTATCCCCGCACATAAGGCGATGATCTCCAAGCTGATATACATCGCCAAGTCTGCTCTTAGGCTCTGCCGGAAGAACAGGATCATAATCATCCTCCACAACGGAATCGTTCAGCTCGTCGCGAAGTCCCCAGTCAAAGTCAAAAGCCGACAGGTCAAGCCCCGGCAGTTCGACCGACAGCAGGTCAAAGTCCCAGTCGCTCTCGTTGCTTTTGTTATCTACCAGCCGCAGGGCGTTCACTTGCTCCGGTGTCAGATCATCTACGCAGACGCACGGCACTTCTTCCATGCCCAGCTTCTTTGCCGCCAGAGCGCGGCAATGACCGATTACAATCACACCGTCCCGATCAACTACAATCGGCTGAACAAAGCCGTACTGCTTGATGCTTTCTGCAACGTTGTTGATCTGCCGTTTATCGTGTTTCTTTGCATTCTTCCCATAAGGCGTAATGCTATCTAGTTTCAAACTCTTTACTTCCATTTCATCCCTCCTTATTCACCCTTCCAATCTTCCTTTTCACGCTCCACCGGATTGCGGTTTCCGGTGGAGCTCATAAAAAGGAGGTTCCGCAGTACGCTGCGTAGCCGTAAGAAGGATGAAAGCGCAGAGGATACACCTCTACGCTCTCAACGATACACTATGTTTAAGGCTCTCTTACGCAAACTTTTGAATATAAACCACGTTTTTCTGCCACCAAGTAGATAAACTGCCTATGCCATTCCTGAGCGGTACGCTCCGAAACATATACCACCATAGCAGCGCCCTGTAGGGTATGTGTACGCTTCCAGAGGACCAGATCAATAAGCTTCAGCCGTTCCGCGCCATCTGGAAGCTGCTTTGTTTCTTCGACAGCAGCATCTACCGCGTCGATTTCCTCGCGCGTCATAAGCGTACCGCCCTTGTAGCTTCGTACCATCCATTTTGCGTAGCCCCACCACCCATAGCGCGGTTTGCTCACCACATCAACCTCCTATCTACCTCCTATCTCCCCGAACTCCCGAACCCATTGTCCCCGCGTTCCGTCTCCTCGAGCGAGCTGACCACTTCCAGTTCCGGCAGGATGCAAGGCAGTATAACAAGCTGCGAGATCTTATCGCCCCTACAGACCTTGTAAGGCTTGCTTCCGTGGTTGTATAGCTTGACCATGATGCTTCCGGTGTAGCCGCCGTCGATGACCCCTTC